ATGATAGCGGCATTTACACGATCCAAGAAGCTCCCGAAGTTTGAAAGTCTGAGACGAGATAAAAGAAAGCCTAAAGATGGGCTTCTTCTTAAAAAACAATTATAGGCAAAGATGACAAAAGAAGTGAGGAAATAGAATGGCAGCCCCTATAGGAGCATTAAGAGCCGAACTTTCAGCCGGTCATGCACAATTTGCAAGTGACATGAAAAAGGCAAAGAACGCAGTTAAAACTAATGCCTCCGGTATGGCCGCTGCTATGTCCAAGGTAAGTAAGAAGTTTACCCAGGCTGCAACGGCCCTCAATAGATATGCCGGATTTGCCATGGTAGCGGCTACGGTCGCTGCTGGCATATTCATTAAAAAGCAAATTGATATAGCTGATAAGATGGGTAAACTTGCACAATCAACTGGTACAACCTCAGAATATTTATCCTCAATGGCTCTCGTGGCTTCTCAGGGTGGTACTACTCTTGAAGTAGTTGCCAAAAGTCTCAATAAATTATCCAAAAATATGTCTGATGTCCGATTGAATATAGGTGAGGCAAAAGACGCGTTTGAAGAATTAAACATTCATGTTACTGAAAGTAATGGCACACTTCGCAGCTCTGACGAAGTTATGAAAGATATCGCGGACCGTTTTAAAGGTATGCAGGACGGAGCTGATAAGACCGCTTATGCAATGCAAATATTTGGGAAGGCAGGTACTGAACTTATACCTATGTTAAATGGTGGACGGATCGGAATGGAAAGGCTTCAAAAGAAAGCTGAAGAAATGGGGCTGGTAATCAGTACAAAAACCGCCTTAGATGCTGCTGATCTTAATGATCAACTTGATATTCTAATGAAGACCGCACAGGGAGCTGGGCGGGGAATAGCTCTTGACCTGATACCGTGGCTCAATGAAACCCTTGTCGTGATGAAATTGGCAAAGGAAGAATCAGGAACCCTTATGGCCGCTTGGGTTGGGCTGGGATCTGTGGGAAATGCCATTTTCGGAAAGTCTCTACAACAAAAAATCAATCAGACAAAAAAGACAATAGAAGATCTTGAAGAGACCATAAAAAACCGTAGTAAATTAGATCTATTCGCCCTAAAGTTTGCAAAGGGTGATTTCGTTATAAAAAGAATTGAAGATCTAAAAAAAGACCTCGCTGAACTTGAAGCGCAACAAGAAAAAGAAGATAACGCTGACAAAGCAAGACGGGAAGGTTTGATTAAAAGGCTTAGAGAAGAAGCTGATGAAAGACGTAAAAACACAGAAGCAATTAGAAAAGATAGACAGGCAAAGTTAGACGTAGCAATAGCTACGAAGGAAAAGGAACTTGCAGAGAAACAGGCTTACGCTGCAACTGATAAGGCCATGGCCCAGCTAATAGTTGACGTTGACGAAGGGATAAAAGCCACTGAAGAAAGCCAGAAAGCGATTGAAGATCAAATCACAGCTCTCAAAGAACAACGAGACACCTATGGCGATACATCAGGAGAAATAGCATTATACCATTTAAAGCTACAGGGAGCTACCAAGGCGCAACTTGAACAGGCTAAGGCTATCATTGATACCACTGAAGCGTATACTGCCGCTGACGAGGCCATAGCTCAACTGATGGACAATGTTGAGGAGGGGACAAAGGATTCTATAAAGGGACTCAAAGATTTAGGCGATACTGGCAAAGATGTTTTTACTGAACTCAAACAAACTATTGAAGGGTGGGGTCGGGATAGCGCAGATGCTATCACTAAGTTTGCATTAACAGGTGAAATGACTTTTTCTGATATGGTTGACTCAATGATTCAAGATCTTATTAGAATGATGATTTATCAAAAGATAACAGGGCCACTTTTTAGTTCCATTTCCGGTCTTTTCGGTTCTGCCAAAGGTAACGCTTTTCAAGGTGGTAAAGTACTTCCATTTGCAAAGGGTGGTATCGTAACTCATCCAACCATATTCCCTATGGCTCAAGGTGCTGGTCTAATGGGTGAAGCTGGACCGGAAGCAGTATTGTCACTTAAACGTGACGCAGGTGGTAATTTAGGGGTAGCAGGAGGGAATCCGATAATAAACATTTACAATAATGTAGGAGCTGATGTCAAGACCTCAGAGCGAAAGACAGCGGGAGGGATGGAACTTGATGTCTTTATCGATCAAGCAGTTGCAAAGAAGTTAGGGCAATTTGGTTCAAATTCTAATAAAGCGATGCGCCAAAGTTTTGGTGCATCCCAGAGATTAACAGGGAGATAATATGGAAGTACCAGCTTGGCATGTGGATTTCCCAACAAAGTTATTTGTCGCTGGCTATGGTCAATCATTTCCGGCTGTGACTATTAAGAGTGATATGGACGCTGGACCTGCTAAGGTACGGAGAAGATTCACGGCTGGGGTTGAACCTGTTTCCGGCACAATGATAATGACCGCCGCACAACTGGCGACCTTTGATACATTTTTTAACGATACCATCCTAGGTGGTTCCCTTAGATTCTCATGGACAAAACCACCAGCTCATTCAGTGGCATGTGAAATGCGGTTTACAGAAGTTCCAAGTTGGACGAAAGTTGAAGGGGATTATGAAGTTAGTTTAAGTCTTGAGGTACTGCCATGACCACTACATCATTAAATTTCAGAGAGGCAGCAAATGCCCAAGAAACAGGCAGAGTCCCTATAGCTTTAATCACTCTTTCTCATGCTGATCTTGCCGATGATATCAGGATTAGCACAGACCCCACAGCAGAATTGGGATCGACTACGGACACAGAAAAAGTCTATGGAACTACGTCGGATAGTAAAGAATATGTTTTCCTACCTGTTAGAATCAAACTTCCTGATGATACAGACGAAGGCCCTGGAGAAATGCAACTTGAATTTGATAATGTACATCGAGCTTATACCGAAGCAATCAGAGATGTTTTTACCCCTGTAACGTGCCAGATAGATTTAGTAATGGATAATGCTCTTGATACAATAGATGCAAGCTGGCCAGAGTTTCAACTCACCAATATCAATTATGACGCAACTACAATTACCGGGACACTGAAAAAGGAAACTTTGGAAACGGAACCCTATCCGGCTTTAAACTTCGTCCCATCCTGCTTTTCAGGGCTTTTCTAATGTGGTTTGATAGCTATATAGGAATTCCATTTCTAGCAGATGGAAATGATCGAGAAGCCTGCGATTGCTGGGGCCTAGCTGTCTTGATATATAAAGAACAGCTCAATATTGATCTTCCTGTTTTTGCAGGGATGTTTGTTGATGGGTCTCTGGCTTCTCTGATACGAGTGACTAAACATATTAGAAAAATAAAAAAGACCTGGTTGAAAGTCAATGAACCTGCTCCCTATGATATAATTTTGCTAAGGACTGGAAATATGATTTATCATGTTGGACTAGTAATTGATAAAAAGCGAATGCTGCATGTGATGGAAAATATCAACTCCACGATTGAAGAGTTTACAGGTATTCAATGGCAGCAAAAAGTAGAAGGATTTTATAGATGGAAAATAGAGAAATAATAGTATCTCCAATGCCCTTCCATGCTCCGCAGGTGGTCCAGGTTCAACAGGGAACCTCTATCAAGAATATTGTAACTCAATTATATCCTGATTTAGAAGTTATAGTGGAAATCGATGGAGTCCCTATACCTCGCAATGACTGGAATATTATCCCTTCCCTTGATTCTCATGTCCTAATAAGTCTTCCTCTGCATGGCGGTGGTGGTGGCGATAAAAATCCACTGCGAACACTTCTGACGATTGCTGTTGTTGTGGCGGCGATATACACTGGACAGTGGTACGCTGCTGCGGGATATTGGGGGGGCGCTACTGGTGCTGCTATAGCTTCTGGTGTAGTTATGACCGCTGGGATGATGTTGGTTAATGCCCTTGCCCCTATACGTCCCCTTGAGATAGGTGCAGGGGGTAGTCAAAGCTACAATGATTCTCCTACGTACTCACTTACAGGTGGCTCAAACCGTGAGAATCCCTGGGTTTCAGTTCCGGTTAATCTTGGAATCAATCGGGTCTATCCTCCT